GCCCTCTTTACGCTGCCACGCTGGTGTCTTCATAAGGCACTTTCTTCAAAATCAGGTACATCGAGTCAACTGCGCGAGGCAGTCGCAATATTTCCTCTTGCGGCAATTTTAGGCTTGCACCGTACTGGCTGAGACGGTACTCAAGATGCGTCATCTCAAACTTTGTACCCTTCCACCCCAAGTAGTACGCCCATCCGCAGTAATAGACCCATGACTTTTCATTGAACGCACGCACATGAGTTGGGTCTTGCCACGCGCCATGGCTTAAGTCATAGGGGACATGAATGTGCATCTCGCCACCAACAATCAGCAAATCGCGGCAGTTGGTCATGGCCGTCACCAGATCGGGCAAATGTTCAAGCACATCAAAAGCGATGATCTTCTCAAAGCAAAAAGGCTTGATGGTCACATCGCCAACGGCTGATTTCACCGTCTGGCCATAGGTCAATTTGCAGATGTCAACAACCCAATCAGCGCCAACATCTGCGCGAATGTCAGCATTCACGCAATCGGGCTTGTAGTCTCTGCCAGAGCCGAGATTAAGTGTCAAACCACTGTTTTGCATACTCTGGCCTGTATTTTCTAAGCCACGGCATGGCCTGCTGAATCAATCTCTCGCCGTCCAAACCAATCGTCTGGCTGCCCACATGATGCACATAAGACCGGCTCAGATAGTGGTGAAAGCCAGCCGCACGCAAATCCTCGCAATGCACATCATCGGAATACCAGTTCAGCGGAGGAAATACAGCCGCCTCCCACGCATCGGCACCAATCCATGCAAAGATAGGGGATGGGCATTCCAGCGGAACAATTGCGTCCTCATACGGATACTTGAAGTAGTGCAACTCTTGGCCAAAGGGGTTAGAGCGCACATTTTGCACAGGCCGCGCCGCGTCACAACGCGCAGAAACCCAACCCACAGGCTGTCCAGTTTCCTCTTTCAACTGCTTGACATCCTCCATCAGCAGCCGGTAGCTGGTGGGGGTCAATACGATGTCATCGTTGGCGCAGATCACTGACTCAAACCCATCGGCAAAGGCTTTGTTGATGATCTCGTTGTAATCAAAGCCGAAATTGTGCGGCGCACCAAATAGTTTGAAGTCAGCGTCAAAGCCGCCAATAATGGACTCTGGACCGCGCAAATACACAGGCACTTCGGGACAGTACTCGGCGATGCTTGTGAGCATCACCCGCAAACCTTTGCCGTGTACTGTGGAAATGCATATGGGTGAGATCATTCGGGATATGGGTAAAGTAACCCAGTTCTATTTGCAAATGGTGATTGACCTTTGCGAATCCTTGACTTCGCCCAAGACTCGGCCTTGCTGTAAATATCTTCTGTTGGCTTGCCATCAGATAACAGTAATCCCAACTCTTCTTTGGTCAATGTTGGAACAATCAAGGGATATTCGCCAATATTGGACTCTGACGATATTTCGGTAGAAAAGCCACCATCTTTTTGGTTTAACTTACCCAAATAACCAGAGCCTTTAGGTGTTGCACTGGCATAACGCAAACCGTATGGCGCGAGTCCTTGACTTGCTGAATAGTTTTTTAAGCCGACATTTCTGCCCATGTCTTGGCCTTGAGATAAACCCAAGGCGCTCATCAAATAATTCAGCAAATCTGGATTCATCACTTAGCCTTTGACTTCTTGGTTTTGGCAGTCTTGGCCGCCAACTTGAAGTCAGCAGCAGTGGGCGCGGCCTTGCTGCCAACTCTGTTCATCTTCTCGCCAGAGCCTTCGGCGATCCTGCGCCGCTTGGCCCAGATGTTGGAATAAAGGCCAGGCTTAGTCGCCATTCTTTCCGCCAATGTTGATGGTCAACAACGAATCAGGCATATCATCTTCGGACTCCGAATCACTAGATTCACCGTCACCACCATCACCCTCATTCGGTCCACCCACTACCCACGCATCGCAAGTTCTGCTGGCCGCGCACTTGAAGTCAAATATCTCGCAGTAACCCAGATCAGCCAACTTGATCGTGCCCCAAGGGTCAGCATCATTGCCAATACCGTCAGCAATGCACTGCTTGATCTTGTCAGAGACATTGAAAGCCGCGCAGTTACCGCATCGGCTTTGCTTGGCATCGTCAACCGATACATCCCACTGGTCAGCCTTCTTACGCCAAAAAGCATCATTGGGCAGATTTGGATTCTCAGGACCGTAAGCCGCGCTTGTGATTGCCTTGGCGCGATTCTTCAGGTTGAGCGTGATGTCTTGTGTTGGCGCTGGACATGATGCGCCTTGGTCTTGGTAGCCAGGCTTTTGGTCCATGGCCTGCGACATGGTGCGTTGTAGCGTGGCCATTATTTCATCGCCTTCTTAGGTTTTACACCAGCAGCACTCAATGCGATGGCCAAGCCTTGTGCTTTGCTTTTGACAACTGGACCGCCTTTTCCGGAATGCAGTTTGCCAGCTTTGAATTCGTTGTAAACCTTAGAAATCTTTTTCTCAGTCTTGGTTTTCTTCATCATCGCGGTTACTCCTTAAAGAATTGTCCAATTATGCAACTCTTGACAGGTTTCTTTTCAAGGGTTGCCCCCAGCTCGATCCCGCCTTACTCCCCATCATGCCGATCACCGCATCAGACGCAAAGGTCAAGCAGAATGCATCAGCCTTGTCAGGCGATGCCAGACCCCGCTTCTTGATGTCTTCTTTGCTCTCAATCTGAATCTTGCCGTTGCTTGTAAACATATACCTGACAGTCGCCAACTCCGCAATCAGCAACTCATCTTTGGGCAGCCGACAGTCCCGCTGCTCAAGCCACGCCTTGGCCTTGTACCAAAGTTCAGCCTTCAGATTCCGATAAGTGCCGCCCATGGCCGGTGACTCCGCGACATTGATGCCTCTGGCCGGTAACTTCAACTCCCGCAGACGGTCAACCACGCCAGCGCCCAAACCAATAGAGTCAACCAGTATCTCGGTTGGCCTATCGCTTGGCGCCAGAGCCTCATACTCGGCCACCACCGCACCAGTCAACTGCATCAAGTCCAGATTCTTCCAAGTCTTGATCGGCTCAGTCACCGCGTTGCCACGGCGTTTGCACAGCGCAGAACGGTCAGAGCCAAAGCGTGCCACATCCAAGCCCCACACCAGTGGCGCGTAAGGCGATGCTTCCACATCCCGATTCATCGCCAAATCCAGCAACTCCATGGGGATGACGGTATCTTCGTCACTCTTCGGAAATTCACCCAACACGCGGATGCGGTAGGCGTTTGACTCCTCACCGTATCTCGCCTTCATCTCCTCGATGTACGCCTCAGATACGCGCGGAGAGTCAGCGCATGACACCTTCATCGTCACCCAGTCACCGCCAAGACGGTTGTGCGTGTCGTAGAAAAAGCCGCTTGAGCGCACCGGATTGCCCATCAGCAAGGTCACAGCGTTGTGTCCTGACATCGAGCCAGATGCCGCCTCAAACACCTTCTCAGGTATACCGGAAGCCTCGTCCCCCACCAGCATCACATTGTCAGAGTGAACCCCCTGCAAGGCCTCAGGTTGCTCGGCTCTCGATGTCCGCGCAGAGATGAACGCTTCCTCGTTTGCGCCAATCACCTCAATACGGTCCTGCTTGACATCAAGTTGTTCAGCCAGCATCGGTGGCAGTACCTTCACCCAACGCTTGACCTCGGCAAATAGGGCATCGTAGAGCTGGCTGGATGTTGGTGCTGTGACCACCACCTTGACCGGAAATCTGAGGAACAGATACCAAATCATCGCCCAGCTTGCTGCGGTGGACTTGCCAACGCCATGTCCTGATCTCACCGAGATACGGCGGTTGCCTTGCGCGATGTGGTTCAAGAATTCAATCTGCCACTGGTCAGGCTCGGTGTTGAGCACTTCTCGGACAAACAGGACAGGGTTGTTCTTGTAGAGCTTGACGAATTCAACAAAAGGGTTATTGGCCACCAAATCATTCGAAATTTTTTTCGGGGCGGCTTTCTTTGCGGCGGTGGGGGTAGGGGTGGTGGTCATCGGGTTATGGGATTCGGTAGGTGTTTAGGTGCGTCATCAGCCGCCCCCGCCAAGAATCGCAAGGGGGGGGCATCGCGCCGCGCCAGGCGCAGGCCGAGGCCGCCAGCGCCACTTGACAGCGAAAAAGATATCCACAGCCCACTGTTCATGCAAGTCCTTGATTTATAAGCATACTTACAGATAACTTACAAAATCCATTTAATACGATGTCCATTATGTTAAGTCAAATGTGGATAACTAGCTCTGATTTGCTCAATCAGCAGGCAGATTTGCGTTATCCACAGGCCAGTGTGTTCAATCATTGCGATTTTCTGTGGATAAGTCCTCGAGCACCTCGGTGTGGCGCAGTGCGGCCATGCGTAGGTCTTGGATGTTGATGTTGACCTGCGCGGCTTTTTGTAAGCCGTAAGTCTTCTGATCCCACCGTTCAGCCAGCCATTGCCGAGTTCGGATGCGCTGGACATCGCGCTGCGGATTGCTGTCCGCCATGCTGTCTGCAATGGCCAAAGTCTCCACCGCAAGTTGATCAGCGGCTTTCGCGCGCGCACGCGCAATTATAGTGGGATCGGTATCTTCGATCCATTGCTCGAGCGCCCTGCGCCCAATACCAAGTTCATAGCAAATCTGAGTCTGCGACTTGCCAACCTCAAGCATTGACACGATCATGTCATCTGGCAAATCCTCAAGCAGCGCCATGTCTTGCCTGAATTTCGGTCTCCCTGGCACGCTCAGACCCTCTTTAAAGCCGTTTTCACACGCTGGACGATGCCCAGTACCTTTTCCTTGATCAAAGCCGCTAATCGCTTAATTTCGTTCATTTCTCAATCTCCCTGCAAGTTTGGTATCGAATTTCTTTTCTGCTGCTGGACCGTCCAGCACCTCAAAGTCATCTGGAAAGTCATCAAAGCCTGATTCTCCACCGATTTTGTTTGCTTTGAAGCTCACCACCTTGGCGGTTGGATCAAAGGCTTTGATCTTGATGACTTCTTGCACCAGCGGATCGTTGAAGATTACCTCCAGCTCTTGCATTGACCAGATGCAATGATTGCTCAGTTCCTGTCTCTCCCGTTGCAAAGCCAGCGTCTCGTTGACCGATCTGACAATGACCATGACCTGACCTGTCTGCAACTCCCACTCGATCCTCGGTATCTGATCATTGGCTGGCGTAATCCCTTGTTCATCAGCCCACTGATCCAACACCGAGTACGCGCGGATCATTCCCGCCAAACTGGAATCAAACTTTGCCCGATCCTTTGCGTCAATCGCTTGGTGCAATCTGCCGTTCTGAATCCAAAATTTTTCTCTGAGTCCACTGTCAACTAAAGTAATCAGTCGATTTTCTCCCCATTTTCGATCACTGACCTCTTTGGCTGCCTCCAACTCCACCAACCTTGACTGCACATAAATCGTCCACGAATCTGCTTGTGGACTTGGACTCACCGCCACTGGATGCTGTCTTGCGTTTTTTTTCGTTGCCATCTTTTTTGTCCTTGTCTAAATTTACTGAAACAACCGTCAGAACAATCAGAAACTACGAGTCTTATAGACTCTCGTTTCCGATTCTGATTTCTGATGATCAGAAGCGTCTGATTTCTGATCGCTTCTGATCGCTTCTGATTGCTAACTGTTAAATTTGTATGCCGCCTCACTTGCCATTTTTGTCAAAACATCTTGGTTAAGCCATGCGACTTTGTCGTGATGTCCACCCAAATTTTTAGTTTTAAGTCTGCCCTTTGCTGTCCAAATTGCGTTATTGATTTGCGTCTTTGTCGCGTCATAGGCACTAGCTTGGAGCTTCAATTCTTCTTTCCAATCATCGATATTGACCACTTTGAGGCTTACCCCATCTATTACATCATTGAATCCTTTGTTCTTAATTGCCCTATATAGTGCTGGCAACTCATATGGCTGCCATTTGCCACCATCTTTGTTGGCTGGTGGCTTTTTCTCGGTCATCTTTGTGTGATCTGTTTTGGCTGAATCTGATGCCTGCACCGCCAAACTGGTCACTGGATCACCAATTTGCAGTGATCCGGCTGGCGCTGCCAGTTCGACTTTGACCATTTCAAAGCCGTAGCGCGTGCCGTCTTCACCGTCCTTTTGCTTGGCGGTTCTGATGATGCCCTTCATGGAATCCTCAAATCTAATTAGTTCGAGTTCGGTATCCACCGCCCCTAAGAGCGCAGACGATCCCCGCATCCCGCGACTCTGGTCTTTCCCGCTGTGATGCAGGATCATCAAAGCAGCGCCTTGCACAATCTGCTGTATTCGCCCACAGGTCACCACAAACTGCATCATGTCTGAGGCCGAGTTCTCATCTCCACCACCAAACGCTCTGGCCAGCGTGTCTATGACGATGAGTTTGAAGTCGATGCCGGTTTCCATGACCAGCGTCTCGATGGCCACCATGAGCGCGTTGAAGTCCTCCACGCTGGCTCTCAAGTTCAACTGGTGTCTGATCACATAGATTGGCGCACCTGCTGGCGTTTGGTGGTGCTGCTTGATTGCCTTAATCCTTGCCCCGACACCGCCAAATCCCTCGCCAGCTATGTACAGCACAGCGCCAGGCTCGCTCACTCCATTGCCCATCCATGACCTGCCTGTGGCAATCGCCTCGGCAATGTCCAGCGCGATGAATGACTTGAAACTTCCAGGTGGTCCATAAAGCGCCGTAAACGCACCCACAGGTATCACTCCATCAATCAGCCACTTTACCGGCTCATCTTGTATCGAGTCCCAGTGCTCGATGGCTATTTGCTTGATTGGCTTTGGTGGTGGTGAATCCTTTGGCGCTGTCTCGAATTCCTTGGCAATGTCTTCAGTTGGCGCTGTCACTTGCTGCACCGCATTCGCAATCGAATTGAGCACAGGATTCAATCTTTCGGGCATCGTTAGCTGATCCACGCTGGTGATCACTGATGCCGCCTTGACCAGCGCCACCAGCTTGTCCCTGCTGCCGCCTTCCTCAATGAATTCATAGGCATCGTCCCCTTGCCCCTGAAGTCCGAGGTCAACTACTTTCAGGCTTTTGACGATGGGCAAGATTGCCTCTGCTGCCTTGTACGCATATCCCCAACCCGCCACATCGTTGTCCGGCAAGATGATGACTTGAGCGCCAGCAAAGTATTCGGTGATGGCCTGTGGCCAACTGCCTGCTCCAGTGTGCGCGGTGGTGGCGATCATTCCGATGGACTTGATCGCGTCTGCCGCCTTCTCGCCTTCCACAAGAAAGATGTTTCTGCCTGATGTCTTCGCGTCCAGCAATGCCGGCAAGTTGTAGGGGACGATGCGTGCGTCAGCGAGGCTTGATTGCTTTCTGCCTGCCTCGTCAATCTTGTACAGGCGATAAGTCTTGCCTGACTCGCCTACCTTGAGTCTTTGCTTGACGAATACCGGCTGCCTGTCCTCATCGGTGTATATCCACTCTTGCTGGAATTCCACTTTTGGGATTGGCTTGATGTTGGCCAGCGGGTCTGGCCTCTCTGTCAGTTCCGGCAACAAGTTCCTGTCCTTGATGGTGTTAAAGACTTCCTCTTGGCTGCACCCACCATGACAGTGGAAAAGCGGCTTACCGTCATCGCCAATGTGGATACTGAGGCTCGGATTCTTGTCGCCGTTGCCTTTGCCGTGTGACGGTACAGGGCAACTCGCCACCCATTGACCGTTTGCTTTCTTCGCGTTGCCGAGCTGCTTGGCTATTTGTTCTGCTTGCATTTAGTTATCTTTCTGTGAGTATTCGCCATGCGGTTGCGGCGCATAAAGGCACTTGTCCATTTCCAATGGCTTTAAGTCTGTCCACCCTAGCGGCCACCCCATCAGCCACTCTACCCACGGCGGGTTCAACTGACCACCAACCTGTGCCGCGAGGGGTATCTCGTTCCTGGCGTATTCCGAGGGACTTCCGCTGTCTTTGTACATCCGCTGCACTGGTGTTGGCCAAAGTCTCGGATTGTTCACTTGGTCCACCAATCGGATTTGGATGGGCTGGCCGTTCTTTCTGTGAGTCTTGCCCTCTTTCAGCAATCCACTTGTCCCGCCTGCTCCAGTATCTGGAGTTCGCCACAATCCAGATTCTTCGTCTTTGGTGGTTTGCACCAATGTCGGAAGCAGATACAACTCCCCACCGACTGTCATACCCCATTGCGGTAAGGTCTGCAAGGATTCGTTCAAGTCCTCTAGTAATGAGCATTGGACTGTTCTCCACAAATGCGAATCTGGGTCGAACCTCGCCAATAATCCGTGCCATTTCTCTCCACATTCCGCTTCGCTCCCCATCGAGTCCATCTCCATTTCCTGCGACTGAGATGTCTTGACATGGAAATCCGCCAGATATGACATCAGCAATTCCTCTCCAAGGTGTTCCATCAAAGGTTTGTATGTCATCCCAAATCGGGAAAGGCGGGAGAAGACCGTCATTTTGTCTGGCGCACAATACGCTTGCTGGGTAGGCCTCCCATTCGACTGCACAGACTGTTCGCCATCCAAGCAATTTGGAGGCAAGTATTCCTCCACCAGCGCCTGCGAAAAGAGCCAACTCATTCATGTTTTCCTATTCAAAATATTTAGAGGAAAAAAAACCGCTGGTGCTACCCAGCGGTGCTTAAAGCCGATCAGTTAAAACATCTCGTCATCAGCCACTACTGCGGCCATCGCTGACTTCTGCGGTGCTGGCGCTGGCGCGGCCTTTGGTGCAGGCGCATCAAATGGCGCTGAATGATCCGCACCTTCCGAGTCCATGCCGGCGGGACGATCAATCCAAGACACGATATTGAACGCGGGAATGCGTGTCGTTCCTTTGCCGATCTTCTCCAGCTTGCTGCCGGTGTACTCGAGCACTGGCAACTTGCCAGCATTGGCGGCCTGCTGTGCCGCGCAAGCGGTGTAGAGTTGTTCAAGTCCCATGTTCGGACCCACGCCATTGGATGACCACTCAACAAGTCCGATTTCCTTGTTGTAAAACTTGATGATGAATCCGCGCTTGTGATCAGGCGATGGTTGCGGTCCTTTCTTACCAAGTGCAGCATCAGCCTGCCAATCGCGCAGTCCAACACCAAGTGCGAGCCATCCTGTTTGCACATCATTGATGTCGAACACAACTTTCTTGAGTTGGATTTCTTCACCAATATTGTTTGTCCAAGCGTTTGCTTGTGGAGAAAAGCGGATGTAGTTTCCAGAGCCGCCAGCAGAAGAGAGATTAAGCATTTTGCGTTTCGCTTTCAAAGTTTCAGGGGTTGCATTATTGACTCAAACTGCGATCTCTCGCAAGCGTCAGTCCACTTGATACCTTGGCCGTTAGTTCGTCCAAGATAACTCTTTGATCCTTTGGAAGCAGTTTCTCTGCCTCCGCTGGAGTAATTAGGTTTGTTTCAAAAACTTGATTGCGGGTAAGTCCTGATGCAATCAGTTTCTCGGCAGCCACATTGCCATCTATCCATTTGCGCGTAGCGCGTTTCGGTGCAAGTTGCCAGCCTTGGATAACAGCGCCACCCTCCATCGTCTTGATGGCGTGTTCTCTGACTGCATCAATAAACTTCTCGACATGGTTGGCTTTGTCAAGAATGGCGGTAATCTGCTCAACTGTGAGAGTCAGCATCACCTCTTTAATCTGTTCCTTGTCCAGTGTGGTGATGTCTGTCTGTGTGGCCACGACATCGAATTGCTGTTTCTGCTTAGGGCAGATCGTCTTCGCGTCACACCATTGGCAGGCTGAGTCCGACATATACAAAGGTGGATCATCGAGTTGGGTGGCGATCATTGCAGGCCGCAAGACTTTCTCTTCCCACTCCCACAACTCGGCTGCTGGCATCACCATGGTACGCGGCTCACCTGAATGCGGTTGCACGATGGTCAAATGGAATTCTTTGATCCAATCGCGCCCCATGCCCTGCGTGTACGCCAGTGCGTATATCTTGAGCTGTGTGCTGTCCTCCGAGACATAGCCTTTGCCGGTCTTGAGATCAGTGACATACACCCTACCTGATTGCATGGAGTAGCCCACGACATCAGCAGTACCCGCAATCTGAATATATTCCTTAGATTGATACTTGACGGGGTACTCGACATTCATGCGCTCTGTCACGCCTTCAGTGTTCCAAATCTCGTTCAGGTAGTCAAGCGCCATCTGACAATCGTCAGCGTCCAAGATCACGCCTTCGATCTCTTCGCCAATGAATTTCATGGGATCGGTGTCGAGTTGGTAGCAAGTCTCTGCCAGCGCGTGAATAGCAGTGCCACGCTGTGCGGCTTCACCAGAGGGGCGTTGCGGTACTTGAGCGCAGAGTTTTACAGAGCCAGGACACGCTATCCACCGTGAGCTTGCCGAGGGTCTTAGCTTTCGTTGTTGTGTTGCCATGTGTCTCTTTCCAAGTGATGGTCATTGATGATGATTTGATACGCAAGCTGCCTCACCTCATGACTGACAGCGTGTCCCAAATCTTCGGGGTCTAGGATGCGCTTTAGGAGCACCACCTTGTCCTGATTGGCTTTGCGTTGCGCCTCGAGCTGAGTGCCCAGCCAGATGATGTGCTCGCGCATGACTTGTCTCTCTTTATCTTGCATTGCGAATCCCCCACATTGCGATCAGCGTTGCCTCGGCTCGGCCATCGTCTTTGACGCGCTTGAAGTATTCCGACATTGCTGGAAATAACTCGATGGCACGCTGTCTG